ATTAAGATTTGTTGTATGAGTTATAGTCGAAGTTGCCGATGCATCAAACACTACGTTCCATTTTGCACCATCCCATTCTATAATATCATTTTCGTTTGCTATAAAGTCTGTATTATCTACGTTTTTCCAAGCGTCAGGACCGTCTGCATTAGATGAAGAACCAATACTACCTAGTAATAAAATACGCAGTCCTGTAGTTTTTAAATCTGTTGGGTTTACAGTAGTAGGATCAATAATATAGTCTATGCTGGTTCTACCTGCTATAACATCATCGTTTGGAAAACTATCTGCGTCCCAGTTTATTACTAATTTGGTTTCGTCTAGTTCGTTAAGAGTAATAGTACCAGTCATTTCTAAATCACTGTCTAACTTGTTAACATATATCCTGCTAATATCGGGCTCGTATTCTCCTGGTTCTGTTTCAAGTATTTCTCGCCAGTTAACAGTGCCTACAACATTTTTATCTATTACTTGTACACTGTTTCCTGACACATAGACACCGTATTGCTGGTAATTAACTGTAACAATCTTGTCAACATCAAGAACCTCACTAGCAGTTAATCGTTTTCCAGGAGTTTCAACTGCACCAATTTTGTCATCGTTAAATGCATTTACAATTGGTCCGCTTACTCCTAAGTCTATTGTTCCTTGTGATTCGTCAAAGATACTTGTGATAATGTTTGTAATTACACCTAGACGTTTTACTTTAACTGGAGCACTTAAATATATAGGACTACTAAACGTCATAGTTGCAACATCTATTTCCGAGTCAGTTCCTACTGGTATGGATCTGCTACTAAAGTTTACCTGTTCTAATTCTACAACACTTAAACTGGTCCAATCAATATAGTTATCTGTAGTTTGTATTTCTAAACTAGGATTAAATAGAACTAAAATTTGCTCCATAATTTGTAGTTTTTGATCTGTATTTGTTGACCATAAATCAACATTCATTGTTAACTTGTAAGGAGTTGGCATTAAACGTTCGACGGTATAATTTTTACCTTGCAAATTAAGATATTCTTTTCCGTCTGCATCATATGCTCTTTCTCTGATATTAACTTTATTGCTGTAAGTTTTATCGCTTACTCTAGCACGGTCTAATTCTAAACCTGTAATATACACAGCCATCCTCGGAGCACTAGGAATTTTATTTTCACTATTGTCTCTAAGTATGTGAGCTACTTGTCTTGTTAAATCACCGTACAAAACAGGTACTTGTGTTAAATTGCCCTTAGCATCTTTGTAAGAAAAGTTACTCATCATTCTTGTATACTGAGTAACGTATCGTCTTATTTGACCATCATAAAAATGTTGCATTAGTTATCTGCCTTTGGCCTAAGAGCCTTTGATATAGTTTGTTTTTCAGTAACTTCTTCACCACCAATTGTGTTTGTATTACTATTATTAATAAATGATGTAACAACAGTATTTCTTGCATCTGTATTTGTAAGAGTATGACGCACTCCGTCTTGTACTTTGACCCATCTAGTGCCATCGAATTTAAATAATCTTTTAGGCATAAAGTCTGTCCTTAAAAAGTAATCTCCCTCTTCATTCTCACTAGGAAAGCCTATTCCTGATCCAAATGCTGCACCATTAGGAGCATCTTCAGTACCTAATAAATATCCTGAGTAGCCCGACCTATCAGGTGGTGATTGCACTTCGTCTGTTTCTCTTAAGCCACTTGCGTCAATTTCTGTTTCGTCTGCTGTAGTAAGCTCTACTCTACCATCGTCATCAGTATTTAAGGTATAAAAGTGACTGATGTCATATCCGCTTTTTGGAGCATCTGCTTCCGCTTCAGATATTACAGCCTCATTAATTTGCATTTCTTTTTCGTATGTGCTTAATAAATCACGTAATGTACCTTCACCTGGTGCTTCCTCGTCCATAGGTAAGTCGAGTATATCTTTGTACTCTTGACTGTCCATAATTTGTTTGAGCTTTAATCTGTATAAGTGTGGATACCAAGTTTGTGTAAATCCTTCAGCAGCACGATTTACATCTTCTACTACGTAATATCTTTTTAGTGCTACACTATAATCATTTGCTGCATATTCATCTTTTAAATGTGGCAATTCAATTACGTCACCAGGCATAATTTTTCGACCTAATGATTTTACAGAACTGCGTATATGTATAGTTAAGAACAATGTATCATTAGATAAAAATAAACCAAATTGGCTTAAATCAAAATCAATATCTTGAACGTTATAAATCCCACGAAGTTTGTAAATGTCTTGATCGTACTTTCTGTCTCTGTTTTCTAAAAACACCATGTCTTGAATCTGTGTTTCATCTTTAACAGTTGTACCATCATCGGTACCAATGTACTTGTGTACGTATACGTCTGTGCCGCCCACAGTAAACATTTCTTCAATCTGACGATCTAAAAATTCGTAGTCTTTACCTTTCTCTGGTTTGTATAAACTTATTCTTGGCATACACATATTTATTCGATAAATACTATTGGAGAATAAACTTATGTCTAACTTAGTAACAAAAAAGCAAGAAATATTTGATTATGTGAATACATTCCTTGGCGGAGGGATGGTTGACGTAGAACTAGACCCTATACATTACGAAACTGCATTAGAAAAAGCATTTTCTAAATTTAGGCAGAGAAGCGACAACAGCGTTGAAGAATCGTATGTGTTTATGCCAACTGTAGTTGATCAAAATGATTATGTTTTGCCTAACGAAGTTATTGAAGTAAGAAAACTATTTAGAAGAAGCATAGGTTCTAGAAGCGGAGGAGGCGATGGCGGCACATTGTTCGAACCGTTTAACCTAGCATACACAAACACATATTTGCTGGCTAGTTCAAACATGGGCGGATTAGCAACATACGATTTCTTTTCGCAATATCAAGAATTAGTAGGAAGAATGTTTGGTAGTTTTATCGAGTTCAAATGGAACACTGCAACTAAAAAACTTACTTTGTTACAACGTCCTCGAGCAGAAGAAGAGCTTTTATTATATTGCTATAATTACAGACCGAATGAGCAATTATTAGACGACTATCTTGCAAAACAATGGATTAAAGATTATACTCTTGCAGCCTGCAAATATATGTTAGGTGAAGCACGTTCAAAGTTTGCCACTATTGCAGGACCGCAAGGTGGATCACAATTAAACGGTGATACACTAAAATCTGAAGCACAAGCTGAAATGGAAAAACTAGAAGCTGAAGTTTCAACGCAAATACCCGGTGGCGTAGGATACGGGTTTACTATTGGCTAGTAAACTAAAAATAACAGACAAAGCACAAATCCCCGGCTTAACCTCCCCACGACAGCATAATTGGTATAGGCTACTAGCAAAAAGACTAAACAAATCAGCAAATGTATTAGAAGTAGGTTGCGGATACGGAAAAAGCACATGGGCTTGGCTAGATGCTTTACCTTTAACTACTAATTTTTATGTGTTAGACGCATTTGTTTTGCCGCCTCCATATAGTTCATCAACACCTAGAGCACTCCAATTACACTATAGTCGACAGTTTAGCAGTGAAAAGGTTAGTATGACTAGAAAATATTTAAAAAAACATTTTAATGCAGATCAAAAGACTGTTTTTTATAATGTTATACAACAACATCCTAAATTTAATTTAATAAAAGATATTTTTGACAGCAAATTTCATGAATGGAGAAAAACAAACAACATCAAATTTGATCTAGTTTATTTAGATGGAGATCATAACTATGATGAAGTAAGCAATCAATTAAAGTACTTTTCTGATTGTCCCTGCATATGTGGAGATGATTATCTTTGGCCATCTGTAAGTACCGCAGTCGATGAATTTGTACAAATAAATAATTATAAATTAGAAACTGTCAACGAGTTTTTTATAATTTATACTTGACATCTCCACAGTTTTACACTATAATAGTGTAATAGCGTGGAGATAACTTAATGATTATTGGTGTATGTGGTCTAATAGGCAGCGGCAAAGGCACAGTAGCGGATATGCTTGTAGCAGAGCACGGATTTGTAAAACTATCATTTGCTGACAAACTGAAAGATGCTGTTGCAGAAATGTTTGATTGGCCAAGAGATATGGTCGAAGGCGATACTAACGAATCAAGAGAATGGCGAGAACAACTAGACACATTCTGGACTAAAGAAACAGGCAGAGATATTACACCTCGACTTGTACTACAAGAGTTTGGAACCGAATGTATGCGAGCAGGATTTTACGACGGCATATGGGTAAGTCTAGTTAAAAAGAGAATATTAGATAATCCTACAACAAACTTTGTTATTCCTGATACACGTTTTCCTAACGAAATTAAAATGATTCAAGAACTTAGCGGCAATGTTTGGTGGGTGCGTAGAGGCAAACTACCGGGCTGGTTCGTAGACTATAGAATTAGTGCTGTTGAGCCTGCAGACATACATAGCTCAGAATGGGCGTGGGGTAGAACTTCATTTGATCAAATTATAGATAATAATGAAACAGTAACTGAACTTAGAAATCAGGTAGTAGATCTCCTTGTTTCCAACGAGAACCTTCCTTTTGCAAAAGTCGCTGGCAGTTAGCACATATAGTTTTTAGATTGGTGTGTCTACAATTTGTTAATACACCGTCAATATGGAATACATTAAACTGTTCAGAGTGCTTTGATTTAAATCCGCATTTTTCGCAGGTATCCTTTTTTGCATAACCCGCTTGTTTCCATCTAGGCATTCCAACCGGTTTGCCATACTTTAAACATACTTCACATAATTTTCTATAGTACGTTTTGCCGTTTTTATAATAGTTAATTGCGGCAGGACGCTGTTTACATTTACACAAAGGTCTCATATTGTATTTAGCTCACCTTTTTTACCCCTTTTTCATAGGCTTTAGACACAACTTTTCAGATGACTTTGCTAAATATACATAACAGTACTTTTACTATAGGAGAATAAAAATGGCATTATCATCACCAGGTGTTGAAGTTAAGGTAATAGACGAAAGTTTTTACACCCCAGCTGAACCAGGCACCGTACCAATGATTTTCGTTACTTCCGCCGAAAACAAACAAAACGGAAGTGGCACAGGAGTTGCGCCGGGAACATTAAAAGCAAATGCAGGCGTACCTTACTTAATTACATCGCAGCGTGATTTAGTAGAAACTTTTGGAGACCCTGTCTTCAAAGTGGACAACAACAATAATCCAATACACGCAGGTGAAACAAACGAATATGGATTACAAGCAGCATACTCATTACTAGGTGTTAGTAACAGAGCATATGTTGTTAGATCAGACGTAGATTTAGGGCAACTTGAAGCATCAAGTTCTGCTCCAACTGCTGACCCTGCAAACGGAACATGGTGGTTCGACACAGCAAATACTGCATATGGTATTTTTGAGTGGAACGGAAATGCCGCAACAGTTGTAGGCGGACAAAGTTTTACAGTTAAAACTCCTATAGTAATTACAACAGTAGGTCAAGTAACTGGTACATCATCAGCTCCAGGTGCTCCTAAAACTTCAGTAGGCACAATAGGACAATATGCTATTGTTGCTATTACAACACTGAACACTATTTGGTATAAGAATAGTTCGGGTACATGGGTGCAAGTTGGCTCGACAGATTGGGCAAAAAGCCATCCTGTAGTAACAGGCTCAATTGCTAATCCAACAATTACTTCAGGCGCATCTATGCAACTTAATAGTGCTTACACTATTACTGCTGATCCAGGTGATACTGTAACTGAAATAGCAGGAAAAATCAATAGTGAATCTGCATTAGTTGCACAAGGTATTACAGCAGCAGCAGTCAACGGCGCATTAGAAATTTATTCAGAAGGCGTTAATTTATTGCTTGCAGCAGAATCAGGTGACAGTTTGTTAACAGACTTAGGTTTAACAGCTGGTACTTTTTATGCACCAGATCTTGTTATTCAACCACACACATTAATACCTGAATACAAAACAAGTGACGCTAACCCAAGACCAACTGGCTCTGTATGGTTAAAAACTACAGAACCAAACAGTGGTGCTAGATGGAGAGTAAAACAGTTTAATTCAGATACAGCACTATTTGACGAGTTTTCAGCACCGATTTATGATAACGGCCATTCAGCATTGTACGGCTTAGATAAATCAGGTGGCGGTGCAAACTTAGCAGTTAGTAATTTATATGTTAAGTCAAACGTTGGTGAAGCAAGTGATCCAATAGCAGAATTTAAAATTTATAAAAGAAGTGCTGTAGGTGCTACTACTATTACTAGTGCAGTCATTGATGAACAAGCATCATCAGGCGCATTTAGTTTTACTATTTCAGAAAGCGACATTGGCGCACAAGCATTACAGACTGCTGTAACAGTAGCAGGTTCTGTAACTGGTGCGAGCACAGACGCAGACGTTATTGCAGGTGCAATCAACGGCGCTGGTTTAGAACATATAGAAGCATCTGTAACTACAGATAACAAATTAGTTATTAAGCATAGCACAGGCGGCGACTTCCGTCTTGCAGATACAACTGGTCATTTAAATGAAATAGGCTTTGCTGCTTATAACGTATCATCTGCTACAGGAACAACTAACCTTTATGCTGCTCCTACAGGCGATACAGTAAATGACTTTGTTGCAAGTCTTTGGATTCCATTAACTTATACTGCTTCAGGAACTGCTCCAGCTGCACTTGCTGCAAACGGCGCATTATGGTACAGCTCAGTAGTTGACGAAGTTGATATGTTAGTACACAACGGAACTTCATGGGTTGGAATGCAACACAGCACAAGTCCATATTACACACTTGTAGACGGAGACAAAACAGACCCAGAAGGTCCTATTGTTTCTGCTAGTGAGCCAACTGAGCAATCAGATGCAACACCATTAGTAACAGGTGACATTTGGATTTCAACATCAGACTTAGATAACTATCCATCAGTTTACAAGTATAACAAAAACTTTACACGTTGGGAATTAGTAGATAGTGGAGACCAAACAACAGAAGAAGGTATCCTTTTTGCAGACGCAAGATGGGCAGCTTCAGGCGCAGCATCAGACGATGCAGCAATTGTAGATCTATTATCAAGCAATTACTTAGATCCAGACGCTCCAGATCCTGCACTATATCCAAAAGGTATGTTGCTTTGGAACTTAAGACGTTCTGGCTTTAATGTTAAGCGTTTTGTACGTAATTACATTGACTTAACTGCTGACAACGAAAGAAACAGTGACGAGTCAATGGCAAGTTACTATCCACACAGATGGGTAACTGAGTCAGGAAACCAAGATGACGGATCAGGTTCATTTGGTAGAAAAGCTCAGCGCAAAGTTGTTGTACAAGGATTGCAATCACTAGTTAACAGTAACCAAGATATTAGAGATGACGAATCAAGAATCTTTAACTTAATGGCAACACCTGGTTATCCAGAACTTATTGGTGAAATGGTAACATTAAACTATGACAGAAATCTTAGTGCTTTTGTTGTTGGTGATTCACCATTTAGATTAACATCAGATGCTACTACCTTAAATAACTGGGGTAATAACATAGCAGTTGCAGTTGAAGATAATGACGACGGTTTGGCAACATCAGATGAATATTTAGGCATCTTTTATCCAGCAGGATTTACAAGTGATAACTTTGGTAACAACATTGTAGTTCCAGCTTCGCACATGATGCTAAGAACTATTGCATTAAGTGATCAGGTAAGTTATCCATGGTTTGCACCAGCAGGTACAAGACGTGGTGGCATTACAAATGCTACAGCAGTAGGTTATGTTACTGACGAAGGCGAATTTAAGTCAGTAGCACTTAACGAAGGACAACGTGATACACTGTATGGTGTTAATGTTAACCCATTAACATTCTTAACAGGTGCAGGCCTTGTTAACTTTGGTCAAAAGACTAGAGCTAGAGGTGCTAGTGCAGTTGATAGAATTAACGTAGCACGTTTGGTAGTTCACTTACGCAGCCAGCTTAAGAAACTTGCAAAACCTTATATCTTTGAACCAAATGATAAGGTCACACGTGATCAAATCAAACAAGCAGCAGAAAGTTTACTTATTGAGCTTGTAGGTCAAAGAGCACTTTATGACTTCTTAGTTGTTTGTGACGAAAGTAACAACACACCAGGAAGAATAGATCGTAACGAACTATACTTAGATATCGCTATAGAACCAGTTAAGGCAGTAGAATTTATTTACATTCCGCTGAGACTTAAGAATACTGGCGAAATTGCAGGTCTATAATATGATAAATAATACTATAATTAGGAGTTAATAGAATGTCAATTTCAACACTATCAAAAATATCGGTTCCATTAGCAGACGGACAGCCTCAAAACCAAAGTTTGCTAATGCCAAAGCTCCAGTATCGCTTTAGGGTGACATTGGAAGGTTTTGGAGTCAGTGCTGGTGAAGTAACAGAGCTTACAAAACAAGTGGTTGATGTGACTCGTCCGGTTGTTAACTTCGAAGAGATTGAAGTACACGCTTACAACTCAAGAGCATATCTAGCAGGCAAACACGCTTGGGATCCAATTACATTGAACTTACGTGAAGATGTAACTGGCGGAGTGCAGAAACTTGTAGGTGAGCAAATGCAGAAGCAGTTTGATTTCTTTGAACAATCAAGTGCTGCATCAGGTATTGATTATAAATTCACTACAAGAATTGAAATACTAGATGGCGGTAACGGTGAAGCAGCTGGCGGTGTACAAACACTTGAAACATTTGAATTGTACGGTTGCTTTATTCAAAACGCTAACTACAATACTTTAGCATATGCAACAAACGAACCAGTTACAATTACTTTAGCAATACGCTATGATAATGCTGTACAGTTTGGAGCAGATAACAAGCAGATTGGTATTGGTACAGACGTAGGTAGAACCATTGGTACACTTATTACTGGTGGCGGTAACCCAGGTTAATAGCATAACCATAAACTAAATGAAAAAGGAGCCTTGTGCTCCTTTTTTATTTTGTACGCACTTAATTTACTCGGCTAAATATTAGTATGGCAAATCTATTCGAACAATATCTAAATAACATTGCACAAGGCATATTGAATCCCAAAGGTAATATGGGAGACTTTTCTCATGCTGCAAATTTATACAATGACGCTGCATTTAGATTAGCACCAAAAACTAAATTTCTATATCATTGTGTATTCGAATTAAGTTCAGACGGGCTAGGCATAATGAATACGTTTGCTGCAAATCCCAGTTTGCAAAACGAAGTTAATTTACTAGTTAAAAGTGCAGACTTGCCTAAAATGAATTATAATGTTGCAACAAAAAATCAATACAACAGAAAAAAGAATGTTCAAACTGCAATAGAGTATGATCCTGTAAACATAACCTTTCATGACGACAACTTAGGTATAACTACAGCATTGTTAGAAGGATACTATAGATATTACTTTAAAGACGGCAATCATAGCATAGACGGTGGATTAGTTTATGATCCAAGAAACTTATATAAAAACGATACAGCACACGGTTTTAGGTATGGTTTTGACAACGACAGCGACGGACCGTTTTTTGATAAGATTACAATTTACCAACTAAGTAGACATCAGTATACTGGGTTTACCCTAGTTAATCCTATTATAACAAGCATTCAACACGATACAATGGATCAAGCGGATGCTACAGGAATTGCACAAAATACTATTACTCTTGCATACGAAGGCGTAATTTATACTAGAGGCGGAACAGGTACAGACGAGCCAAAAGGATTTGGAACAGATCACTATGATCAAACTCCGAGTCCGTTAGGAATTGGAGGCGGTGGTGTCGAAAACATATTTGGCCGCGGCGGCGTCTTAGATGGATTAGGAGACATTTTTGGAGATATTGCAAGCGGAACCTTTGGTCTGGGCACTGTAGTTACTGCTATTAATACCTATCAAAATGCAAAAAATCTAGATTCAGAAAGTATTAGACAAGAAGGTATTAACATTGCGGCAGGTGTACTCGGCGGATTAGCAGTTAATTCTGTAAGTTCAATAGTAAGCGGCCAATCTTCAGGATTACTTGATTCAGTATTTCCTAAAAGCACAGGTACAGGCGGATCTGCTGCTACTAATACACAAAGCGGCTCCAGTGCAACAGCAGGCGGCAATGTAGATACAAGTTCTGATCTATATGCAGAAAAAGTTTCTAACGGTAATACAGTTGGCAATACTGAAATAGTAGAAGGAGGCGGAGGAGGATAATGAGCAATTTACCTAAACAATCAAGCACAGATAGCTCTGACAGAGTAAAGAAATTTTTTAATCGATATTTTACAGAAGAAATATCATTTGCTGCAAATGATGTTGACTCAGTAGTAGGCTTTTTTGAAAAAAGAGGTTTTGATAAAATATCTGCAACTTCTACCGCTGTTATATTACTACAGCAAGCAAAATTAGATAACGTAAAGATTTTTAAGTTACTTGATACGTTGCGAGGACTTAACGATGTACAGTTATCAGCAGTAGTAACTGAAGTTTTAAATTATAATCGAGATAAAATAAGCACACTAGGTTATAGAATTACTCCTGAACAAAATACTACCGAAGCACGTAACATAGTGGTATAACATGGCTAAGTTTGCACAAGGCAAATATAATCTAAAAAATCCTGACAAATATGTTGGAACAAAAACTCCAACTTATAGATCAAGTTGGGAGTTTGCGTTTATGCGTTTTTGTGACGAACACAAATCAATTATACATTGGGCTTCAGAACCTATAAAAATTCCGTACAGAAATCCATTAACTAATAGACAAACTATATATGTTCCAGACTTTTTTATTGCTTATGCAGATGCAAAAGGTAGACAACGAGTAGAAGTAATAGAAGTTAAACCTGAAAACCAAACAGTCAAAGAAAAACTAGGTCGCAGTAAATACAATCAAGCCAGCTGGATTAAGAATCAAGCCAAGTGGGAGGCTGCTGCTGCTTGGTGTAAACAAAAAGGTATATTTTTTCGCGTTGTAAACGAAGGTGATATTTTCCATCAAGGACGCAGAAGATAAATAATAATAGTAGCAGTTAATGGTGAAACTATGACTAAAAAATTAGAAGAATTACTCAATCTACCTGACAATAAAGAACTTGTTAAAGAAACTGAGCAAGAACTTAAAAACAAAGAAAAAGCAGAACAAGCAGTAGTTCAACAGCAAGACACTGTTCGTGATCTAGCAGAGCTAGACAAAATTGCTAGTGCATTACCTGCTGTAAAAGGTCTAGGCGACAAAGCAGATACAGAATTAGAAGATATAGCACGGCGAGCATTAGACGCATATGAAGATCTTATGGATTTAGGTATGAACGTTGAGAGTCGCTATAGTGGTAGAGTATTTGAAGTTGCAGGCGGAATGTTAAAAACCAGTCTTGATGCTAAAACTGCAAAATTAGATAAAAAACTAAAAATGATCGAGCTGCAATTAAAAAAAGAGAAACAGGATAGAGATTTTTCTCCTGATGACGGCGGCCTAGTTAACGGCGAAGGATATGTCGTCACTGACAGAAATAGTCTAATAGAGCGACTTAAAGGACTCGATAAAGATAAATAACTGTATATGGGAAAATATCTATGAAACGTTTTGGTGAATTTTTAACAGAAGCAAAAAAAGAATATCAATTTAAAATTGGTGTTGCAGGTGAACTACCTGAAAACTTCGAAGATAATTTAGAGTCTTGTTTGCAAAAATATTCAGTTGCGAATATGTCAACAGCAAAGAAAACTCCAATTCAAGAACGTCCGTTAGATTTCCCCCATTTACAAAACACAGAAGTTCACTACTTTGAAGTTACACTAAACTATCCTACAATAGACAATGTACTGCAAGAATACATTGCTAATTGTTGTGATTGCGCAGTGGATCATATAAGAGTAGTTAACCCTCATGCACAAGATATAGCCGATGGAGTAGAAATAAAGAAAAATACTCCTTATGAGCCGCTACTAGATAACGAATACCAAGATCCAGTAAGCTCAGATGCAGCTCAACAAAATGTTGGCGGAAACAAAGTAATGGACTTGCTTGCAGAGTTAGAAAAAGCTCGTAAAGAAAGAGAAAATGACCCTATGGAGAGTGCTCCAAAAGGCGAATCTCAAGACGTTACAAACGAAGAAAACGCAACCAGTCCAATAGGGAGTTAATTATGGATATGAAAAAATTATTAGAATCGATTGATAGCGTAGAAGAAGGAATGCCAATGGCACCTCCTGTTCCACCTATGCCACAAGAAGATAAAGGCAATCCAGTAAGTGTAAATGTATCAATGAATGCAACTGGCAAAGAACACGTAGCTGATTTATTAGATATGATGAAAAATGCAGGATTAGGCGATGCACAACCAGTAGATGCAAAAATGCTTTCGCCACGTATGGACATGGAGCGTTTAGCAGGTATTATGGATGATCCAAAGATTCCAGGTAAAGACGATGTTGAAGGCGATAAAGATGTTAAGGCAAGTGGTTGTTCAGATGATATTGATTTAGACGGTGAAGAAGGTATTGAAGAATATGCTAACGAACCAGAAGAGCAATATTCAGATCACAACACAATGGTAAATGATTTGTCAGGTGGCTTGAACAGAAAGAAAAAAATGTATGCAAAAGCACAAGACGGTGATAATCCAATGGCAGTCGAAGGCATTAAAGAACAACTTTATAAAGCATTAATGGCTAAGATGGCTGAAGGTCGCGGCCGCGGTAAGAAAAAAGATAAAAAAGCAACTGAAGGCCGTGGTAAATTAATGGCAGGCAGAGGCCGTGGTAAATTAATGGCAGGCAGAGGCCGTGGTAAAAAGAAATAATTTTACTAAACTTTAGTAAATTCAAATAGGCTCTTAGGAGCCTATTTTTTTCTGTAAATACTTTTATGACAGATTGGACCAAGTATTTTGAACACATAAAGCCTGTGTGTCCGTGGAGCGGAGCGGCATGGAAAAAGGGCGAAATAAAAGTAAGATCTTGGAACGGCAAAATAGAAGAACTAGGTAACAATCAGGCTATTATATACATATGCAAAGGATACAATCGTAGACGTCTTAAAAAACTTTGTAAAAAAGTTGATGTAAGCGAACAGTACGAATGGTTATGGAGCGAACCTACACACGGTGATTATGCTTCTCCAGTTCCTATACTTATACAGCAAGATAGGCGAAAACTGTTTGATTTAAGGTTCGATACAGGATACTACGACGATTTAATAAGTTAAATACAGTATGAGCAAATCACTTGACGGCGTTTTAACAAAAAAAGCCAATACAAAAGAAACTTATACAAATGCGCAGATTGAAGATCTAGCAAAATGTATGGACCCTGATGACGGTTACTTGTATTTTGCACGTAAGTTTGCTTACATACAACACCCTGTAAAAGGTAAACTTTTGTTTGATCCTTATGAGTATCAGTTACGTTTGATGCACTCATATCACAGCTATCGTTTTAATATAAACATGATGCCTAGACAAACAGGTAAAACTACTTGTGCGGCAATATACCTTGCATGGTATGCAATGTTTGTACCTGATCAAACTATACTAATTGCGGCACACAAATACACAGGTGCTCAAGAAATTATGCAACGTATACGATATGTGTACGAACTATGCCCAGATCATATTAGAGCAGGTGTTACAAACTATAACAAAGGCTCTATTGAATTTGAAAACGGTTCGCGTATTGTTAGTGCTACAACAACAGGCAATACAGGACGTGGTATGTCCATATCATTATTGTACTGTGACGAGTTTGCGTTTGTGCAACCTAATATTGCAGACGAATTTTGGACTTCAATATCGCCTACACTGGCAACAGGTGGTCGTGCTATTATTACTAGTACGCCTAACTCAGATGAAGATACGTTTGCTAATATTTGGAAACAAGCAGAAGAAAAGTTTGATGCACACGGTAATGAACAAGAACTAGGGGTAAATGGCTTTCACAGTTTTGTAGCAGAATGGCAAGAACATCCTGATAGAGACGAAGAATGGAAAGAAGCAGAAATTGGGCGTATTGGTGAAGAACGATTTAGAAGAGAATACGGCTGTGAGTTTTTGGTATTTGACGAAACTCTTATATCAGCAATACACTTAGCTCAAATGGAGGGCAAAAAACCGATACTGAATATGGGACAAACTCGTTGGTATAAAAAACCGACAAGTCAATATACATATGCAGTAGCAGTTGATCCTAGTATGGGTACCGGAGGGGATAATGCTGCAATTCAAGTTTATGAATTACCATCGTATGAACAAGTAGCAGAATGGCAACATAATCAAACAGCAATACCCGGACAAATTAGAGTACTTGCAGACATCTGTAAATACATAGAAAGTGAAACAGAAAATCCGCAAGGAATATATTGGAGCATAGAAAATAATTCTATAGGCGAAGCAGCATTAATCGTTATAAACGATTTTGGGGAAGAGAATATACCAGGACTATTTGTTTCTGAACCTATTCGAAAAGGACACGTAAGAAAGTTTCGCAAAGGATTTAACACTACACACGGCACAAAAATAACTGCCTGTAGTAGATTAAAAACCATGATAGAAAACAGTAAAATGACTGTGCATTCAAAGCCGTTGATATCAGAACTAAAAAACTTTGTTGCAACAGGATCTAGTTTTAGGGCAAAAGCCGGTCAGCCTGATGATTTAGTAAGTGCAACGTTACTTGCACTTAGAATGATGTCAGTATTAAAAGACTGGGATCCTAGAATATATGATACCTTTACGCAAGCAGAATCAGAGGACGAGTACGAAGCACCCATGCCAATCTTTGTTAGCAGCAGTTATTAAATGAAGCCTATAAGTAATCTGCAAAACTATCAACGGTGTCTATATAGTACACAATATTTGGATACAGTATATAATTATATAAGCATACCAAAAACTGGCAGTACTAATTTAAGACTCGGTTTTACCAGCGAAAACACTAAAAGTGATGTTCCTAATCAAACAGGTAATTGGTTTACTGTTATACGCAATCCTTATACCAGAGTATTAAGAGGGCTACTTACACATAACAAACTTATTAAAAATAAAATTACAGATATTAATTTAGAACTATCGAGATTATTACACAATCCGAAAGAATACGATTGTCATTTAGAAACACAGCATTGGTTTTTACATAATGTACCAACACCTAGTACGTTACATCTATATACACTAGAAGATAATTTTGGACTTAAAAATGCCGGAAGTCCACTCCAACAGTTCCTGCAAGATATACCAGCAAAAATTGACTGTGTTCATCGCGTTTGCGGAGAACACCAAGAAACCCCTATAGAAGGACCAGATGTTGATCAAGCATTGTTAGACCAAGTTGTAAAAGAACTATATGAATTGGATTTTTATCTATGGAAGCGCATTCATCGTGCAAAGGGTTACCTTACCATGTATACTAAATACTTACGTAAATGATTTATTGATAAATACTAATATGAAAAACTTAGATAAAATAGCCGAAGAGCTTTTTAATAAAATTAGGGGTCGATTTCCTAATATTACAATAGGCGATGAAGAAGGGAATGTAACAAATATCCCAACGGCGTCTAGATTTTTTGATTTTAAGTTTAAAACAGGTGGCATAGATTTAGGCTCAGTAAGTGTTAGTATAGATGAAGACAAAGGTGTTACAGTATTATACAGTAACGATTTAGTTGCTAATGAAGACAATAAAACTAGAAACACCTGGTATGATTTTTTAAAAGAATTAAGAACTTTTTCTAAAAAAAGATTACTAAATTTTAATACCAGAGATATAACTAAATCAAATTTAAACAAAAGAGATTACAAGTTTTTAGCAAAGAATAAATCCGGAGAGAACAACATGAATGAGTCAAAGTTATACGGAACAAGCCGTGTAAGTTATCAAGATATAGATAACGCAAGACTAGTAATTAAACACACAGAAAGTGTTAATTCAGAAATTCCAACAGGCAGGACACAAAAAATTGGTTCTATCTTTGTTGATAACGCACAAGGCGAAAGGTTTAAGTATCCTTATAAACATATAGCAGGTGCAAGAGCAATGGCTCGTCACGTAGCAGAAGGCGGTATTCCGCACGATGATTTTGGTAAACATATTATTGGATTATCAGAAGAACTTTCAAAGTTACGTAAGTTTAAAAGTTACATGGGACGTTCGGCAGTAATGGCAGAAGGTCTTACTGATTATATGGACGTAGTTAAAGAAAGAGTTGCTACTGTTAAAAAGACAATCGAATCTCTCCAGAAAAAGTCTTTTTATGCAGAAACTATTGATTCTTTTGAAGCACCAGTACTAGAAGAAGTACCAAGTGATGTTGCTGAAAATTGGATTGATGAATTAACTATACGTCAGTTTAACGAAGAATTAAAAGATGTATTTCCGTACATTTATAAGTTAGTAAGTGAAAATACAAGAGCGACAGAATTAGGTCCTTTAGATTTAGAAGGCTATACTGTTTACGAAGGCGAAGATAAAAAGTGCTCTTGCTGCGGTGATACACCTTGCTCCTGTGACGAATCTTGTCCAGAATGCGGCGGCAAGGGAATGTATGAAGCAACAATAAAAGAATCAGATTGTCCATGTTGTAACGGTGGCAGAGGAACTTGCTCGCATGGAAAAGAAGTATGTGGTACTTGTGGGGGCTCCGGTAAAGTTCAAGAATCTGTTTATGACGAAGAACTAGAAAAAGGTTTTGAAGAAATGATGGGTCAGTTTGCCGAAGGTGCAGGTGAATACAGTTATACATTAGAATATAACGGTGAAGAAAATGGTTATGCAAAACATAAACTCACTATTACATCTCCAGAAGGAAAGACTAAAGTAGTTGCTGACGACTTCACATACTTTGATACTGAAGACCCAGAAGAACTACAAGCAGAATTAGAATCCTGGTTCCATAAAGGAATGGGTGTAGCAGATGCGTCAGCAGACGAATCAATGGACGAAGGTGACGGCGAAGAGCACCATTGCCAATCATGTAAAGGCACCGGCTGCGAAGAATGTAATGACACTGGAATTGCAAAGGACTACGAAGATGAAAGTTTTGATCCACAGGCAGAGCCAAGCAAAGCAGATATGATGGCAGACGAATTTATGTCAGCATATGAAAAAGGTGGAGAACCAGCACTAGCAAAAGCAATGGGCATGAGCGAGGAAGAACTTGATCAGGAAATGAGCGAGTATGGTAGAGACCATAACTTACACATGGACGATGACAGAGATGAAGTAGTTCAAGGTTATATAGAACTAGTACTTGATAATATGGACGAAGGCAATGCATATGCTAACGCTGTACGTCAAGCCAAAAAAGATGGCAAGAAAAAAGGCGACAAGATACAAGGCCCAGACGGCGACGAGATTACACTAGAAAAAGACAAAAAGACACCATTAGGCGAATTTATACTAAGCCACTTTGATAAAGAAACAGGCGAGTTCCCAAAAGGTGAAACAGCAGTATTAACCATGGTTGAAAAAGACTATGGCGACAAGTTCATTGAACCTGCAAAGCAGTTCATTGAAAAAGTCTACCAAACTTGCGAAGCATTTGATATGGTACAAAATCCACAGCAAATGGAAACAGATTCTGAGTTTGATAGAATAAAAGAATTAGCAGGTTTACGTTAATTCAAAAAAAGTCAAAAAAAACACTTGACTTTATAAATACTAGACACTATAATTAATAGTGTGCTAAACTTTAAAGGCACTAGTAGCAATAATGCTACTGCACATAGGCATAACAATTAGGAGGCATAACTATGGCATCTTTAGCAGAAATCAGAGCAAAACTGAAAGAACAAGAATCACGCACAGGTGGTTCTCAAAGCTCCGGCGGGGACAACGCAATTTATCCATTTTGGAATATGAAAGAAGGCGAGAGTTCAACTCTACGTTTCCTTCCTGATGGAGATGAAAATAATACTTTCTTCTGGCAAGAACGTTTGATGATCAAACTACCGTTTGCTGGTGTGAAAGGACAAACTGACTCACGTCCAGTACAAGTGCAAGTACCATGTATGGAAATGTATGGTGAAACTTGTCCAGTACTAAGTGAAGTACGTCCTTGGTTTAAGGACCCTTCATTAGAAGATATGGGTCGAAAATACTGGAAAAAGCGTTCGTACATTTTCCAAGGCTTTGTAACTGATAATCCACTAGCAGAGGACACTACTCCAGAGAATCCAATCCGTAGATTTATTATTGGTCCGCAAATTTTCCAAATTATCAAGGCTGCACTAATGGACCCTGATATGGAAGAAATGCCAACAGATTACACAGCAGGTGTAGACTTTAGATTAAACAAAACTACGAAAGGTGGTTATGCAGACTATTCAACATCTAACTGGGCTCGTAGAGAACGTCCACTTAGTGATGAAGAAATGGCTGCTGTTAATACACACGGCTTGTTTAATATGGGTGATTTCCTTCCTAAAAAGCCAGATGAATTGGCAGTTAAGGTTATTAAGGAAATGTTTGAAGCATCAGTAGATGGTGAAGCATATGACATGGATAGATTTGGTCAATACTTCCGTCCAGCAGGCATGGCACAACGTACAGGCGATCCGGTTGCTCCAACAGCATCGACTCCTGCACCAGCGGCTACACCAGCACCTGAGACAGCAACTGCTCCAGTAGCAGAAGAAGCACCGGCAACTGCTCCAGTAGCAGAAGAAGCACCAGCTTCGGGCGGTGGTGATGCAAATGACATTCTTAAAATGATCAGAGCACGTCAAGGACAATAAACAAATAACCTCTACTAGTTAAACCGGAGCAGAGATTCATGGTTTACCTGTCAACACTCCAAACGCTAGTAGAGGCGCTATTTCAGATAGGAGAATAAAATGGCAACAAAATCATTCGATCCGTCAAAGTTTAGAAATTCTTTGACAAAGTCTATTTCAGGTATGAGTGCAGGATTTAACGATCCTACAGACTGGATTAGTACTGGCAACTTTGCACTTAACTACCTTATTAGTGGAGACTTCAATAGAGGTGTACCGCTAGGCAAGGTAACAGTGTTTGCTGGAGAATCTGGTGCAGGTAAAAGTTATATCTGTGCTGGTAATATTGTAAAAGAAGCACAGCAACAAGGTATCTTTGTAGTTCTTATTGACTCAGAGAATGCACTTGACGAAGCCTGGCTACACGCACTTGATGTTGATACATCAGAAGATAAACTACTAAAACTTAATATGTCAATGATTGACGATGTAGCAAAGACTATTAGTACGTTTATGGCAGACTACAAAGAAATGGCTGAGGAGGAACGTCCTAAAGTATTGTTTGTAGTTGATTCACTAGGTATGCTATTAACACCAACAGATGTTGATCAGTTTAACAAGGGTGATATGAAAGGTGATATGGGTCGTAAGCCTAAGGCACTAACAGCACTTGTACGTAACTCAGTAAATATGTTTGGGTCTCATAACGTAGGACTAGTATGTACAAACCATACTTATGCTTCACAGGATATGTTTGATCCAGATGATAAAATAAGTGGCGGACAGGGCTTTATATACGCTTCTAGCATAGTTGTAGCAATGAAGAAGTTAAAGCTCAAAGAAGACGAAGATGGTAACAAGATCAGTCAAGTTATGGGTATCCGTGCTGGCTGTAAAGTTATGAAGACACGTTATGCAAAACCGTTCGAGGGTGTACAGGTTAAGATTCCATACGAGACAGGAATGAATCCTTACAGTGGTCTAGTAGAATTGTTTGAAGCAAAGGGTGTTATTGAAAAGAGTGGTAATAGACTCAAATACGTAACAAGCAAAGGCGAAGAACTACTAGATTATCGTAAGAAGTGGACTGGCGAATTACTCGATACAGTTATGTCTGATTACGAACAGAAATTACTCAATGAGGTAAATATCGATATGGCAGACGAAGAGGATGCCCTAGAAGTAGAACAACCAATTGAGGAATAATTAATGGACGAAAGTCAAATTGTTGATATTTGGAATTTATTTAAAAATTACATTGACAAGAAGCAAGGTACTATAGCATCAGAAAACTTTGTTGACTTACTTGTAGACTACGGTGTTAGTGATCAAATATTAGAATCTTGTATAGGCAATGATGCATTACTTGATCATGCTATAATGTATTATTTAGATATGGACTCAGAAATTGACGAAGATGAATATGACGAGGATTATTAATGGGATGGTATAGCGAAGTATCGAGAGATATTTCTAGAATTCCTAATGCAGTTGCACACTTTGAAGCCGAACTAGTAGAAGCAAGGCAAGAAGTTAAACTGTATGGAAATGTAGAAAAGGCTGCATCAGAAATGCCCGGTATAGTCGAACATCGTTTTAATCAACTTCAAGAAATTGAAGCAATTCTAAACTATCTTAATATTGAGCTACGTAGATTGCGTAGCTCATATTTTAAAAAATATCTTGAAAACTACCAACGAGCTTTATCAAGTCGTGACGTAGAAAAATATGTTGACGGTGAATCAGACGTAGTTGACTACGAAAAAATTATTAATGAATTTGCACTTATGCGTAACAAGTGGTTAGGACTACTAAAAGGTCTTGATCAAAAACAATGGCAAATAACCAATGTTGTGAAATTAAGAGTAGCAGGAATGGAAGATGCCTCAATTTAATGTAAAACGCGAAGACCTACTTAAACTAATGCCAGCTAATAGCGTATGTGCTGAACTGGGTGTAGGTAGAGGAGTATTCAGCAAAGAAATACTTAAAGTAGCAAATCCAAGTTTTTTATACTGTGTTGATCTATGGGGACCCATTGCAACAAACATTCAGGGAAAATATTATACAGATCAAAATGATTGGGATAAAAGATTTGAAGATATACAAAAAGAGTTTTTAGGGAAGCCTGTAACATTTATTAGAGATCTTACCTACAACTTACCAAACTATTGTGCAGAAAAAACTTTAGACTGGGTATATGTAGACGGCGATCATACATATGACGGGTGCATGAAAGACTTGCAAGCAGTAAAATCTCTAGTTAAAGACAACGGAATGATCTTAGGTCACGATTACAGGCCAGCATGGAAAAAACGATCTGATTGGGGTGTAGTAGAGTCTGTTAATGATTTTGTTGCAGAAAATAATTACTTCCTAACAGTAGTTACAAAAGAAAAATACCCTTCATTTATAATTACAAAAACTAGGAGTAAGAACAAAGAAATTTTATCATTAATGGAAACGCTGTGAGTGTTTTTGTTAAAGACAAACTTTTATTTGTTCACATTCCTAAAACGGCTGGCGCAAGTATTATAGATGCAATTAAAACAGCAAATAATGTTTGCCAAATTCCTAACAACAGAACCAACAACAATAATTGGCATAGTACATATTTGGATTGTGTAGAGCACATTGGAGATTTAAAACATTACTATAAATTTTCTATTGTTCGAAATCCTTGGAATAGGGCTACTAGTTATTACTTTTTTAGAAAGCGTATTCTCCAAGACGGTATAAAAAAACTTAGTATAGGAAAAAAGTTTCGTCTTTTAATTGACGACTACGAAACTATACAAACTGAATACGACATAATGTGTGACGGATTTGACCCATGGTTGCAAAAGTATTTTAATAAACCATGGGACCATACTTGGTTTTCTCTTGCATTTAACCAGTCGCACTGGCTAAAAGGAGGAGATTTTGATTTAATAATAAAATTTGAAAATTTAGATCAAGACATAAAGCATTTACAAATAGATAATTTACCTCATAGACATTTATCAGAAAACTCCAAGTTAGATTGGAAATCTTTATATTCAGATAAATCTAAAAAGCTAATACAGTCATTGTACGAAGAGGATATAGACGTTTTTAAATATACGTTTTGATAGTATGGATATTTTATCTAACAAAGAGCTAGTTGAATTATTTAACAATTCTGTTTTAGATATTGCTCCTAATTATTTTTTAGAAATTGGTGCGTACACCGGTGAACAGTCTATATACATTTCTGAACAACTACCAGATACAAAAGTTTTTGCATACGAAGCTAATCCTTATAATTATGCAAAATATGCTGTAAGTAAAAACAATTTACAATACATTCATCAAGCAGTTTCAAATTATACAGGTAATACTACTTTTTATTTACAAACAAAACGCGATCCAAAAAAAACAAAGTATGTAAGAGGTAATAATTCTTTGTTAAAACGCAATGATGAAAAAACTATATACGAAGAAGTTACAGTTAAATGCGACACTTTAGATAATATGTTTCATGACTCTAAAGGAAGTTTTGCACTATGGATAGACGCAGAAGGCCACGGTTTTGAAATATTAGAAAAAAGCGCCAACGTATTAACAAATACAAAAATAATTTTTATTGAAGTAGAATCAAAAGAGTTTTGGAAGGACCAACAACTAGATACTATTGTTATAGATTTTTTACAAAATAAAGGCTTTACTTTGCTTGCTAGAGATCAGGAATATCCAGAACAGTATAATATAATTTTTATAAAATGACAAATATAGAATTACATATTTTTACTAATGCAACCCAATATGCACCGTCAGTTGATATTATTACTGAAACATATAATAGTTTTGTAGACAAATTTAACTATGATGGTAAAGTAACTGTTTGGTATGATCCTAAACCAAATACAGAACAAGCAGAAGAATATTTACATAACTTAACAAATATTTTTAATACAGTTAACATTACTACATCGTTAAGTGACGGTTATGTGCAAGCAGTAAAAAGTTCTACAAGCGATTTTTTGTTTATGCTAGAACATGATTGGAAATTTCTTCCTACTCTAACGCATTCTCTTACTGAAATCTGTAATGTTATAGAAGAAGAAAATTTAGTACATTTAAGATTTAATAAAAGAACTAATGAATCAATGTTTTTAGATAAAAGATTACAAGAACGTTTTGCTAATATTAATTATTGTGTTACTCCTTTTCTTAGTAATAATCCTCATATAATAAAAAGAGATATATACATACATAATGCTTTGCAATACGTACAAATTGAAGAAGGTTCTTTAGGCGTAGAACAAAGATTAAAAAGAGTAAAAAGTTTAACAGGGGCTATATACGGACCACTAGGTTACCCGCAAACAGTTGAACATTTAGACGGCCGCGGTCCTGAGGATATAATAGATGATTGATAGCAAGTTTGAAGAGTTATTGCAAGAAAAAATGATTAAGTCTAATCATGGCCAGATGGAAGCTGAAGAATATAGATATATAGGAAATTTTCTTGGTGATAAGAATTTTTTAGTATTTGGTACAGGGCACGATACTCCATTGTGGCGATATGCAAATAAAAATGGCAAGACTATATTTTTAGAAAACAAGGCTAAATGGATTAGAAAAGAAGACACTGATGTTTTTAAAGTTACGTATACTACTCGTAGAGGACAGTATCAAGAATTATTAACAGAATTTCATCAGGGCGATTATTCAAGATTACAAATGGAACTTCCTCCGGAAGTACACAATACTAGATGGGATTGTATTTTTGTTGACTCTCCTGTAGGAACAACTGATAAAAAACCTGGGCGTATGCAAAGCATTTTTGCAGCCTGGCTTTTTGCACAACAGCACACTGATGTTTTTGTTCATGATGTTGATAGGACTGTAGAAGATGTTTACAGTCGTACAATGTTTTCTCATGTTGTTAAAGATTTAACAAAACTAAGACACGTGAAAAAATGATAACAGTTGTATGCACCGCTTCGGATGATTATGTTGCAAAATATTTTCCTTGTATTGATACGCATAAACAATATTGTGCAAAACAAGGTTATGAATATAAGTTGATTACTGGTAGTCAATCTTCACGTAATTGGAAAAGAACAAAAATGTTCGAAGTGCAAAAAGAATTAACAACAACAGATAATCATGTTTTAATTATAGACGGCGACTGTTACATTAAAAAAACTTGTCCACCACTAACTCAATTTATTTCAAAGAAGAAAAGCATATATTATGCAAACGGAAAAAGTGGTCGATGCAACAGTGGATTTATGTTTTTTAAAAACAATTCTAAATCTTTAAAATATGTTAATGATGTAATTGAAAGATTTGATTACCCAGTTCCAAAAGGGAAAGGTTACTTTGTAACACCCGAAGGAGAGAATGGACATATAATATGGGTTATGACAGAATACAAAGATCAAAAATCAAAAATATTTCAAGAAATATCTAATAGATGGAATTGTACTTCCCCTAGAAATAAACACAAATCATATGTAATGCATTTTACAAATGATCTAAAAAAAGAGATATACAAATATAATGAAAATTTACGAAGTTCACAGAAAAGTCGAAAATAATGTAGGAGATTACTATTGTAATCCTAGTCGGTATTTTGAATTTAAAAATTTAGAATCTGGTGAGCTAATGCATAATCAATTTGATATTAAAGATCAAACATTAATTGTTGGCGGCGGCGGATTAATACATAAAAAGTTTTCCTTGCATATTGAAAAGTTATTAAATAAAAATCCTAAACACGCAATTATATGGGGTATTGGACATAATTTTGGAAAGAAACATATTCACAAAACAAAGGGCGACGTCTTTTATCCTAGTTTTTTAGATCGTTGTGACTTAGTTGGTGTAAGGGATTACATTAATCAAGAACGGTATTTGCCGTGTGTAACTTGTATGCACCCAGCGTTTGATAAAAAATATAAGTCAACACAGGACTTTGTATTTTACACACACGACTTTAAATCAAAATTTATTCCAAAACAAAACGATCCTCACATGACAAATAAAGAAATGGATTTTCAAAAAGTAATAGACTTTTTAGGCAGTGCAGATACTGTAATAACAGATAGTTATCACGGAGCATATTGGGGACTACTGTTAGGTAAAGATGTTAGAATAATAAGCTGGTCTGTAAAATTTAATTATTTTAAATATCAACCTAGTATTATACAAGATCACATTACAACATGGGCAACTACAAAACCTTCGTCAGCACCAGATGGATATTTAGAAGAGTGTAGAGAATTAAATATTGATTTCTATAATAAGACGATGGATATCCTATCTCAATAAATATGACTATGAGCAAGATTGTTGTAGTCAGTGGTGGATTTGATCCTCTACATTCAGGACATATAAATTACTTAGAAAGTGCCGCAAAATACGGTGATAAACTTGTTGTATTAGTAAACAGCGACGACTGGCTTACCAGAAAAAAGGGTAGACCTTTTTTACCTTTTGAAGAAAGATCAGTGATAGTACAACGCATGGATATGGTAGACAATGTATATGCTGTCGATGACAGTGATGGCAGTGTAACTAAAGGACTTATTCAAGTTCGAGATGCATTCGGACACGATCATGATTATGTATTCTGTAACGGAGGTGATAGAGGAAAAGATAACATACCTGAAATGGCCGTTGACGGTTATACGTTTGAATTTGGTGTTGGTGGCAATAACAAAGCCAATAGCAGTAGTTGGATACTAAAGGAATGGAAGTATCCAACAGAACGCAGAGTATGGGGCGAGTTTTCAGACTTGTTTCAGGACGATGTTGTTAGAGTAAAAGAACTTGTAATTGAACCAGGCAAAGGCATCAGTTATCAGCGCCACTTCAAAAGATCAGAAATGTGGTTTGTAAGTAAAGGCATGATAAACATTAAACACAGTTTCAGCTCGCCCGACACGTTTCAAATACACACAATTCAAAAGGATGAATTCTTTCATGTGAAACAAGGCGATTGGCATCAAGCATTTAATCCATTCGATGAACCTTGTCATATTATAGAAATACAGTATGGTGAAGAAACTACTGAGGACGATATAGAACGTCTTGAATATTATGACGGAGAAGAATAGCATGAAAGTATTTGTAGGATATGACACTAGGGAAGATATTGCATATCAAGTTTGCAAGCACAGTATTGTTAGTAAGCAACCAAAAGCAGATGTTCGAGCTTTAAACCAACAAGAACTGCGAGATACTGGTTGGTATAATAGGCCTCTTGATAAACTAGCATCAACAGAATTTACATTTACAAGATTTTTAATTCCAGAATTATCTAATTTTAATGGCTGGGCACTGTTTATGGATTGTGACATGATACTAACAACAGACATAAAAGAGCTGTTTGATCAAGTCGATGACCAGTATGCAGTAATGTGTGTACAACATGATTATACTCCACGAGAAGGAATTAAAATGGACGGACAAAAGCAAACTATCTATCCTAGAAAAAATTGGTCAAGTGTTGTACTATGGAACTGCGGCCATCCTAGCAATAAAGTAGTTACTAAAGACTTTGTAAATGATCCAGAAAAAACAGGAGCATTTTTGCATAGGTTTAGTTGGCTAGATGACAGTGAAATAGGGTCACTAGACCACACGTGGAACTACCTAGTAGGTGTATATGATGACATCAAGCAACCAAACCTAATACACTACACAGAAGGTGGCCCGTGGTTCGAAAATTATAGAGATTGTGAATACAGCAAATTGTGGAAGGACGAATTGTTTGATATGATGCAATGATCTGTCTAAGTAAAAATTTAAAAGACGAATACATTAATATGTTTGCAAAAGGGGCAGACTTGCCTATTTGCAATTATGGTGCTGACACAGGTGACGATCCAATTTTAATCAGAAGCATGGCCAAACGAAAATTAATTTGGGATTGTTGGAAGAATAACAAACCATTTTATTATATGGATAGCGGGTATGTTGGGAATTATAAATGTGCAGCCAATAAAAGCGGCTTTAAACTTTATCATAGAATAGTAAAAAATGATGTGCAACATTCTACTATAATTGACAGACCAAATGATCGATGGAATAAATTAGATTATCCGATACATGATCGCAAACAAGGCAGACATATATTACTAGTTACTCCTAGCGAAAAACCTTGTAAATTTTATGGTGTAAATAAAAACGACTGGTTAGACAAAACAATTAAAGAAATAAAAACATATACAGACAGGCCCGTTATAGTTAGGGATAAAGCACCTCGACCGCAACGTATAATTAAAACAATTTTTGATGATCTATTAAACTGTCATGCATTGGTCACTTACCAAAGCATTGCAGCAATAGAAAGTGTGTTATATGGTGTCCCAGCGTTTACTACAGCACCTACAGCAGCTGATCCAGTATGTGATAAGGATCTAAGTCTAATTGAAGCCCCTACAGTGCAAGATAAGGATAAAATATATAAATGGGCCTGTCATTTAGCATACGGGCAATTTCATATTAACGAGTTTAAAGACGGAACAGCATATAAAATTTTAATGGATAACCAATGAAATCAGTAAGAGTATATTTGGCAGGGATACCTCCTAAGAATAATAAAAAAGAAAAAATTGATGTCTTAAAGTTTTTTTATGCCGGCGTAGACCGAAAAGAGGCTGTGTGTAATTTAATTTCAGACATGGATTATCGTCCAAGTGATCTTGCAGTTATACAAGGATGGGTACACGAAGGAAGTCAACGTGTTCCTCATCTAAGTTTTCGTAGACACATAATTACAAACCAAAGAGCAGCAGGAAAACACACTATTGCTATTGACAGTAATTTATTTTTATACAAAACGCCTGGCAATCCATTGCACTATTTACGTTTCAGCCTAAATGATGTTTTTCCAACTACTGGTATATATTTTACCGACCGTGTAGATCCGGCAAGATGGAAAAAAATAAGTTCAGATTTAAATGTTTCACTTCAGCCGTGGCGCACAAAAGGAGAGCATATTCTTATATGTTTACAAAGAAACAAAGGATGGAGTATGGGAGGTGTCCCTGTAATGGACTGGTTAAATAGAACTATAGCAGACATACGCAAACATACTAACAGACCTATTGTAGTACGACCACATCCAGGCGACGGAAAAGTTCGAGAGTATTTGAAACTACCCGCTTATCCAGGTGTGTCAATAAGTACACAGTCTACTATCCAAGCAGACTTACACAACGCCTGGGCAACTGTTACATATAATAGCAGTCCAGGAGTCGCTAGTGCAATTGAAGGTGTTCCTGTTTTTGTAACAGACCCTGATTATCGTAAAAGTCAAGCAGCAGATATTGCTAATACAAATTTATCAAACATAGAAAATCCTAACAGGCCAGAGAGGCAAGAATGGATAGAAAAAATATCAATGTCCCATTTTAATTTCCAAGATCTTCAAGATGGTACTGCATGGAATATAATAAGGGATTACGTATGACAAGAAAAATTAGTGTAGTTACTACGTTTAATAGACGAGGACTATCAGAATATGCTCAAAAAATGATTGATTCTTATATGGAAAACTGGCCAGCAGAAATCAAGTTGTGGATATATCCAGAAGAGTGCAATCCAAGATTAAAAGAACATTACCACGAACGTATAGAAATGTTCGATATGAATACTAGTGTGCCTAAACTTGTACAATTCAAAAAGAAATGGGGCAAGGTTCCGTATGCTAACGGTGATGTTAGCAGAGATCCTGTAAGGGGAAAAAGAAAAGATGCTGGCAAGGGATTTAAGTGGGACGCTGTAAGATTTGCACACAAAGTTTATTCTATTTTTCATTGTGCAAAACACACCGATGCTGATATAGTAATGTGGATGGACGCAGATATGTTGTGTCATAGTCCAATTACATACGATGAAGTATCTGCTATGATACCTGAAAATGCAGACTTATGTTATGTCGGAAGAGAACGTAAATGGCCAGAGTGCGGGTTATACACAATTAATCTAAAATCTGTAGGTGGACAAAGTTTTTTAAAGAAATTTGAATGGGCATATGAAAATGCAGAGCAAGGAATATTTACAATGGATGAATGGCATGATAGTTTTGTATTTGAACAAGTACGTCGAATGACACAACCGGTATGTTGTAATTGGGCTGAAGGCTTAGTTGTAGGTGAAGGACATCCTCTTATAAATTGCGATTGGGGGAAATATTTAGATCACCTAAAGGGAGGCCGTAAGCGGTTAGGAAAAAGTATGCAAAAAGATTTATTACAGCCTAGATCAGAGGCTTATTGGAGATAACATGATAAAATATGCTGCCATTACAAGTATGGATAAAACATACTACAATAATATAGGAAGAAATATGCTACGCAGTTATAAAGCAAACTGGGATGGCATACTACCTTTATATGTTTACAACGAGGACGGCTTTGAAGTAAAAGTAAAAACAGTTCACTCAATGGGCTGGAACTTGTCCAAAGATTACGATAAATTTCAAGTTAGACATGACAACAGACGTATTAAACAATTTTCAAAAAAGGCGTATAGTATAATACACGCAATGGAATGGCTTAAGACTGAACGCTTAATGTGGATTGATGCAGATTGCGTTGTTAAACAAGCAATTCCAAGACAGATGCTTGAATTAGTAGCACCGTCCGACGTACTAAGTACACACTTTGGTGTATGGCATAATTGGCCCAGCGACGATGATCCAGACAGGCGTTCCTTTAGTTGTGAAACAGGATTTTTTGTATTAAACAAAAAACATCCTATGTTTGAAAGATTTAAAGAAGTGTATATGGATCTATATAACAACGACGGTGGCTTACGTTTGCGTAGATTCTATGACGGAGAAGTGTATGGAGAAACTGTTCGAATCTTAGAACAGGAAGGTGCAAAGATGTTGGATCTAAATCCTGGAGGGCATAAAACGCCAATGTCTCGTAGTGTTATGGCTCCTTATATGCAGCATTTTAAATCAAGTCTTAAAAATAGAATTGATCAAAGTGCGTTTGAGGAAGAGTTTGCAGATGCAGATGAAGAATGATTTTTTGCTTATACACAGACTATGGTGCTTTAAATTCTAAACCAGTCTTTGAAGCATTTGCTAAAAGTGTTATAGACGCAGGTCATACTGTAATATATAATGAGCCTTATAAGGTTGGTAGTCATTATAATAATTACGATGTTGCTGTTATATGGAGTGTACTATGGCATGGAAGAATGGCAAAGAACAAGACGGTATGGGAGCAAAATCGTCTAGCAAGCCGGCCAGTTATTGTGTTAGAAGTGGGCGGTATTAAACGAGGAACAACATGGAAGGTAGGATTAAATGGAATTAATCGAGATGCTTATTTTGGGCATGGCACTAGAGATAGCAGTCGTGCTGATAGTCTTGGGTTAAAATTAGAACCTTGGAAGACTAATTATACCGGGTGCATATTAATATGTACACAACACGATAAGAGCGAACAATGGCGAGATATGCCACCCATAGCCTCTTGGGTGGTTGACACAATATCTCAAATACGTAAATATACAAAACGTTTGATTGTAGTTAGAACACACCCGCGATGTCCGGTGCCAGCGTTACCAAAGGGCAATCAATATGTAGAAAGACAAGTTCCTAAAAAGTTGCCAGGAACATATGACGACTTTGATCTTGTATTTGACAATGCCTGGGCTGTTGTAAATTGGAGTAGTAATCCTGCCGTTCAAGCAGTAATAAAAGGAATACCAGTATTTGTTGGACCAAGCAGTTTAGCATACGATGTTGGCAACAAAGATTTCAGTACTATTAATGAACCGCTGAAGCCAGACAGGCAGCAATGGCTGAATGATTATGCTCACACCGAATACACAATAGATGAAATTTCCCAAGGCATACCGCTAAAACACTTGACAAATCAACTTACTTAACGTATAATTGTTTATACAGTAAGGAGAATCTAGTGACATACGAAGATTGTATTGAAGTTCTTGCAGGACTTCAGTCTAATATCTATAGTGCTCAAAATAAATTTGACATCAACAAGTCTGATGTTAGTTTAATATATTCACTCGCCAAACAAACATACAACGGCATGGCATATACTGACCGCCAACTTGACCTTGTAAAAACTAAACTTTCTATGTATGCAGATCAATTAAATGGTATAGAGATTGACAAATTAAATCTACGTATGCCGTTGCGCTCTATTAATAGAGATAAGTTTGTTAAAATTATAGAAGAAGATCACGGACCAATAATTCGAATACGATTTCCTTTTTCAAAAAAATTAATTATAGATCTTGAAAAAGTAAAAGAAGTTTCAAATGGGTATAGAAAATATTCCACGCATGAACACGATTTTGATATTGACGAAATAACTGCTTACACTATAGTAAAGATCTTTGGAAAAAAAGATTTTGCGATAGATAAAGAAATAATTACCTATAGCAAAAAAGTAGAAAAAATATTAAATGAAAAAGAAAAATATGTTCCTGGAATATATAACTTAGAAATTAAAAACATCCCTCAGTCTACTATGAATTATATTGCTGAAAATTATGGTATGCCCAATGAAGAAAATTTATACATATTTAAAGACAGGCAACAACTTTTAGGTTTAGACAATTTTGATTCTCAAATATTAGCATCTAATTATAAAAATTTAACCAACCTTACTACAAAAATACTTGACCGGACAAAAAGTAATATTTTTATTAATTCTAATAATTATAAATTAGATGCTGTTGTAAAATCTTTACTAGAATTAAATAGATTTCCGCTCCTTGTAGTTATACCCGAACACGAAGCGTACGACCATCTTTTGTTTAGTTATACTGCTTTTAGAAATATTATAGCAAATGAAGATTGTTCAGTAATGTTTAGATTAGATAATACACATCAAGAAGGCGAAGCTTTTAATTTATTTGTAAAAGAAAAAGCATTAAATAATCCGATTGCAAAAAATACAAAAATAGTGTATATTAGTGGTAATAAGATTTCAAAACCTTTAATTAAGTCTACCTTTACTGCTGAAACTGTATTATGCCTAAGGAGCAATAGACATAATAATAGAGTACAATCTTATCTTGACGGACATGATATGATTATACATTACGATACTGACAAAAGCCCAATTATGCAGTTTGGTGCAGGCACACGAAGGGGTCAGTTTACAACATCAATAGAGGAACTATGACTAGCTGTAGAATAATTGTTGAAGACGAAGTAAACGTAAAATTAGAAGGACTGCCGGTTGAGATACGGCGTAAAATAGCAAACTCACTAAAGTTTGAAGTTCCTTATGCACGATATATGCCCCAGTATAAGTTAGGTAGATGGGATGGTAAAGTTGCATTCTTTGGAATTGGCGGTACTGGATATGTTAATCATCTTGATACTATTTGTGAAATATTAAATCAAAACGGTGTAGAAATTGCAGACATAGAAGACAGGCGACACCCAGTTAAACTAAACTTTACTCCAGTAACAGAAAACTATTGGAAGGATCAGGGCGTTGTATGGCCCAAGGGACATCCAGCAGAAGGCGAAGATATTATTCTACGTGACTACCAAGTAGAAGCAATTAATAACTTTTTAAACAATCCACAAAGTTTACAAGAGATTGCAACAGGAGCAGGTAAAACAATTACCACAGCCACACTAAGTCATATCACTGAAGACTATGGCCGCAGTCTTGTTATTGTACCAAACAAATCATTAGTAACACAAACAGAAGAAGATTATATTAACTGCGGGTTGGATGTCGGTGTATACTTTGGCGATAGAAAAGAAATAGGCAAGACGCACACAATATGCACTTGGCAAAGTCTAAACATACTAGATAAGAAAAGTAAAAACTATGAGGATGTATTGAGCTTGGCAGAATTTTTAGAAGGTGTTAGTACAATTATTGTTGACGAAGTACACCAAGCTAAAGCAGAAGTGTTAAAGAATTTACTTACACGTAATTTAAAAAATGCACCTATACGCTGGGGACTAACAGGAACAGTGCCTAAAGAACGATTTGAGTTTGAATCAATTCATGCAAGTTTGGGTCCTGTTATTGGTAATATAACAGCAAAAGAATTACAAGACAAAGGTGTACTTGCTCAGTGTCATGTTAACATATGTCAATTGCTAGATGTAGTAGAACATAGAGACTATCAGTCAGAACTAAAATATCTAGTAACTGATGATGCAAGAATAGAATATATTGCAAAACTATTAACCAATGTAAAACAATCAGGCAACACTCTAATTCTTGTGGACAGAATTAGTGCAGGCGAGAAATTACAACAACTAATCCCAGGATCAGTATTTGTAAAGGGAGATGTAAAATTAAAAGATAGGAAAGATGCTTATGATGAAATCAATGAAGGAACTAACCACGTGGTTATCGCAACATACGGGGTCGCGTCTGTTGGTATTAACATACCGCGTATTTTTAATCTTGTTCTCATTGAGCCTGGCAAAAGTTTTGTCAGGGTAATACAAAGTATAGGCAGAGGCGTAAGAAAGGCAAAAGACAAAGATTTTGTGCAAATTTGGGATATCACTTCGACGTGCAAATTTGCAAAACGACATTTGACTCAACGAAAAAAATTCTATAAAGAAGCACAATATCCCTTTACAATAGAAAAAATAAACTGGAATTAATATGAAAATTTTAACGTTAGAAAATAAATGTTTTATGCTGGAAGACTTACCAGAAGAACTGGACGAGGATGTGCGATTCAGTGTACTAGATAATTCAGATCCTAAAGACCCTGATTTCTTTTTTGTACCTTTGATATTCTTAGAATCGTTTAGTTCTCCGGCTATGGTTTTAGATATTGGCGGTCACGAAGTAACTATGCCACTTGATTGGAGTATTGTAGTCGGCGACGGTTACAGTGGATTAGATCTAGAAGTACTACCACTTACAAGTATTAATGATCGTGGCTTTGAGGCTTTTTGTTATAACCCATTAACGGGATTTAAAGTAGATTTTAAACATATAAAGATAATAAACTTTTACAATGATGTAAAATGGTTTTTTCCTAAACTTAAGAATGGTCAGTTACTAACTGTTCCTCTTACAAACGGGTCACAACCAGACTGCGTTTATTTTGTAAAAGATATTTCAAGACAAAGTGAAATAATTGATTATTCGCTTTTAACATAAGGAGTAAAAATGAAAGCAGGAAAAATTTGGGGCCAAACAGAATTAATACATCAGAACGGTGTATTAGAATTTCATAGGATTGAATACAATGCAGGATATAAATGTTCCGAACATATGCATAAGTTTAAATGGAATGGCTTCTATGTTGAATCTGGAAAAATGATTGTACGAGTTTGGCAAGACGAAGAACAAACCGGATTAGTGGATGAAACTATATTAGGACCAGGCGACTTTACACAAGTTAAGCCAGGAAAGTTTCATCAATTTGAAGGTGTCGAGGACGGAGTAGCATTTGAACTTTACTGGGCAGAATTCAATCACGATGATATTTGGAGACGTACAATTGGATCCGAATCCTAATCTAATTTCAGATTCCTATAAAAAACTTTTACAAAAAGTTCATGTTGACAAAAAACGTCAACAGGGATTTGGCGGCAAATTAAAAAACGTAGGAAAGTTTTTACATTTCTATAATAAATGGAATCCTAAAACAATACTAGATTACGGCTGCGGCAAAGGACATATTTTAGAACACTTGCAGAATAAGTTTCCACAGTCAGAATGGTACGGATATGATCCTGCTGTAAAACAATTCAGCAAAATTACTAAAGATAACTTTGAGTGTGTATTTTGTAACGATGTACTAGAACACATTGAACCAGAAAACTTGTCTAATGTATTACAGCACATTAATAGTCTTGCTACAAAATCTATATGGCTTAGAATAGATACACAGCCTGCTAGAAAATTTTTAGAAGACGGGCGCAATGCACATCTTATTTTAGAAAACAAAGATTGGTGGATTAGTAAAATATCTTCTCTAGGTAAAATAGAATATTCTAAATTAAACAGTAAAGGAAGACTTGATGTCGCTATCAAAAAATAAACTTATCCCAGACGAAGCGTTAATATATGAACGTGCTGACGGCGTAGTATATGCAAGATATAGAGACCCGCCTCATAATGCAAAACCAAGATGGATAATTGGCGGAGACCCTGCCGGCATTGCAAGAGCAAAAGGAGAGTTTTTAAGTTACGGTGAATGGAAAGATTTATGCGAGCGTAGTGTAAATAATCCTACTTTAAAAAAATTGTTAGCCAAACTAGTAAATACATACTATATACTGCGAGACAATAATGAAAACTGATTACGAATCCTTAAACGATACCCTAGAAGAACAACTACGTAGGGAACTTATCAAACTAAACCATGAGTGCAGAAAATTAACATCTGAAAATAAATTACTACGCAACGAGATAAGACAACTGGAAGAAGCAAAATACAAAGCCTTTCAACGAATTGGAGAGCTTACATCGGAGGTAAAAATAAACAGAGCTAGTTGACAACTTGTTTTGTTTTTGTTATAATAATATTATGGACGATAGATTAAATAAAATATTAGAAAAAATTCTTAGCGTTAAAGGTGCAGACATTACTAATGATTCAATGCTAGTAGAGGAACTGGGAGCAGACAGTCTTAGTGTTGTCGAAATAGTAATGGAACTTGAAACCGAATTTGATGTTGAAATAGACGACGATGCTATAGACAATATTACAACTGTTGGCGAACTTAAAGAATTAATTACAGACTTGTCATAAACACCTTGACAGCACTACAATCCTAGTGTATACTATATGTATGAGTGATAAATTACCTTTAAAAGATATTCTTGGCGCTATTGATATGGGTGCCAAATCCGTATATGACGAACTGTCTGACGAAGAGCGCAAGTCAATTAATTACTGGCTACTGAATCGATATGTGTCTAGCATAAACGGAAACTATGAAAAACAAGCTCTTGCTGTGTTTAAAACAAACGAGTATTACAATAAAAATTGGAATGAGCTAGGTACCCGTCATCCTAAGTTGCAATGGCAGTTGTTGTGCCAAGCAGGCAACACAGGCAAAATTGAATTCCATAAGTGGATTGGATTTAAACAAAAAGGCAAGAGTAATAGCAAAGCAATTAAGCTCTTAGAAAAAATATTCCCAAATATGAAACAAGACGAGGTAGAAATACTTGCTAGACTATCTACAAAAAAAGAACTCAAACAATTGGCTGAAGAACATGGTATTGAAAACGCCCTCTGAAAAACCATATGTGTGCGAGTACTGTGGTACTGGTTATAGCAAAGAAAAAACTTTAGCAGTACACGTATGCGAACAAAAAAGAAGGCATTTACAAAAAAATGAAAAAAGAGTCACGTTAGGATTCTATGCATTCCAGCGATTTTATACACTGAGTGCAGGCTCAAGGAAAGACAAAACATATGAAGAGTTTTGTAAAAGTCCTTATTATAATGCGTTTGTAAAGTTTGGCAGTTTTGTAAATAACGTTAGACCTTTATATCCAGAAAAGTATGTTGATCATGTAGTAACATCCGGTGTCAAACTCGATCATTGGTGTAGAGAAGAAATGTATGAAAAGTATGCTGTTGAACTTATACGTAAGGAAGGTGTTGAAACAGCACTAGAAAGAAGCATAATGACTATGATGGAATGGGCTGAAGAGAATCCGCCTGCACCGTGGAATCACTATTTTCAACACGTATCTTTAAATAGAGCAGTGTGGCATATTAAAGATGGTAAGATATCTCCTTGGTTGCTACTAAATTGTAAGAGTGGTAAACAGTTATTACAACAATTAAATGAAGAACAACTAAGTATAGTATATCATATAATGAATCCAGAACACTGGGCTATGAGATTTAATAGACAGCCAAAGGATGTGCAACTAGTCAAAGACGTTGCCAAAGAGAGTAACCTATAATGCCAGATATCGATATAGATTTTGCAGATAGAGATGTTATCTTAGATAAGATACAACATCGTGTTGCAAAATTAGATACAGGTAAAAAACACAATACAGGTGTATATGCTACTGAGATTCCCCATAACCCAATAGACAATTTATCAACAATAGAACACAAGACTGCCGAAGAACGCGGCTATTTTAAATTAGATTTTCTAAATGTTTCAATTTATAAAGATATCAAGAACGAACATCATCTCACAGAACTAATCAATAAGGAGCCATTATGGGATCTTCTCGAGCACGACGACTTTTCAAAAAACGTCTTTCATCTCAACAATCACAACGACGTATTGCGCACTTTGCGTCCAAGAAACGTGGAGCAGCTGGCAGCAGTATTAGCGATAATACGCCCAGCGAAGAGGCATTTACTCAACGAGACTTGGGAAACAATAATGAAGGAAGTATGGATTAAACCTACTGACGGTTCCTACTACTTTAAAAAAGCTCATGCTATATCATATGCTATGGCTTGTGTAGTACATATGAATTTGTTAGTAGAACAATTAAATGCCCAATCTGATTAAACCTCCACCGTCAATGACAATTGACTGGCCGGGCAAGAAGAATAGAAAATACTTTCTTCGTCACCTAATCGAAACTAATAATTATTCTAGTATGATAGAAGTAGGTGTGCGTGACGGGCGTACTACTTTTTATCTACTAGATAAAATTCCTAACCTTACAATTTATGGTGTGGACTTAAACATAAATTTATTCTATAATAATACTGTAAAAGAAAAATACGGTGACAGGTTAGTTCCTATACAGGGCAACAGTTCCAAAGTTGCCCACTTTTGTCCAAAGGCCGATTTAATCTTTATAGATGGTGATCATTCTTACCAAGGCTGTAAAAACGATATCTTAGCATATCAATCTAAAGTAAAACCAAATGGAATATTCAGCGGACACGATTACGATTTTGTTGGTGTTAATCAAGCAGTAAATGAACTTGTAGACTTAATAGATATTGGACCTAACAATGTTTGGTATAGAAAAAGATGATAGTTTGCATTTGCGCTAATATTACTGATCGCACAATACGAGAAATGTTAGAGTATACCGATTTAGATAGTATTAAACGTATAACTGGTGCTTGCCAGCAATGCTGTACTTGTTGCGAGACATTAAAACAAATAAATGAGGAAGTTAAATCACTTAGTCTTTCTAACCAGTTGAACTGATTTACGTTTAATACGTTTAATAGAAAGATTATTTAGATTAACTGCTGGACCTAGTTTTACATGAACGTCTTTCGAATTCATAGTTTGAATTGAATATCTAAAATGCTCCATTTCCTTTCGCAAAAAGATACTAATAGGTATTAATCTATTAGATTCCATCCACCATATTTCTCCTAGCTCAATAAATTTACGTTTGTCCTCAACTGTACGTAAACGATCAAACATATACATAGACGTTACCTGAGCGTCCTGATTTATGATGATGCCGGTGTATTCTGCGTCACCATATGACACAACACTAACGAATGGAAAATTTTCTTGTATATCTTTTAATAACATTCAAATAAATACTTATATGCAACTTGTACCTAGATATTTAGTCAATAACAGAATAGAGATTATCTCTAATGAAGCAGGATTCGTAACGGAGTATAGACCAGTGTACCAAAGACAACTAAAAGTATATAGAGGAATAGATAACAATATCCAATTCCGATTATTAAACGCAGATCAAAAACCAATAAATTCAAATTTGTATACACCCAAGTTTGTAGCTTTTGATGAAAAAAATAACATGATTATCGAAAGAGACGGTGTTGTGCAAGATGATGGGTCTAGCCAAACACGGGGCTTGTTTACTATAACCATTACAGAAAATGATTTACTAAATGTTCCACAACAGTACATATCATACAATGTATATTTGGTAGACAGTAATAGCGACAAAGTATTAACATATACAGACAGCCATTTCCACAATAACGGTACAATTTATATTGACAGCGGTATGTTCCCAGGACCTCGTGACACATACTCACTTACAACTTTTGTACAATCACAATCAGATAGCGGCATATGGTATAGTGAATCACTTGACGCTGAGCCTGGCATAAATGGTAACGAGGCGTTACACACAGCAGTTGTATACACTGATGCATTTGAAGGTGATGTCATAGTACAAGCAACACTAGATAACCAAGTAACAGGTGCTACAGTGTGGGCTGATGTAGGAACACTTACACTTACTGGATCTGAAACAGAACCCACACCAATTAACTTCAACGGTGTATTTAATCATTTACGATTTAAAGCAGACGCTAACCCAGCAGACAAAATTACAAAAATACTGGTTCGTAATTAATGCTGTTAACACCCTTGCCTAAGCCTCAATTTCATTCGAAATTATTTTTTGATTACAAACAAAAAAACGAACATTTAGGATTAGCTAAGTTAAACAAAGGTGATCTATACTTTGATACTGTTCATGAGATGGAAGACGATATTAAAAACTTTTTTCTTAGCGGAATAGATAATCCACCTGATTGGAGTTACCTATATAAAAATTACACAGTATCATCTAAAGAGTACAATCATTATAGATTAAGTATAGAAAACTATTGTAAACTTGTCTGGCTTGCTACTGATTACGTTAACGAAGGAGGCCTAAAAGATCCAATCGGTGTACACTATGACCCTGAAGTTAAAAAATGGAGGATACATCCTGGAGGCTCTAGACAAAAAATATTACACTTATTTGCAAAAAGTATAATTGACACTATTGCATTTAACACTTCAGGTAAAGAAATATCATTTGATAAAATCTTTAACAGCTGGTATGATGTACTAGAGCAGTATGGTCCCGAACAGATACACATAAGAGTTGTAGCAGATCATGCTACTTTAATACCACATATACATTTTAGCTCTGGTGCTAACATATTAGATCATGTTAAAAAAACTTATAATCAAGTTGTACAATTTTATAAAACCACTAGAATAAAAACAAATTTTCCTATTAGCGAGTACCAATATAAACAACCTAAAAAATATAAAACAATTATTAATATTACCCTTGACAATCCTTTAGACCTAAATCAACAAATAATTGCATTTTGTTTAGCCCCTACCTTCGGAACATATCACGGGCACGGAGTACATATTGAAACAATTACCTAATCTAGAAAGAGCAGTTGTTGAAGTGTTCGGCGGCTGTAATTACAAATGTCAAATGTGTCCGCAAACTACAGGACGAGGCAAAGAGTGGACTCGTAAGATGCCATTGGATATGTTTGTTGATATATTAGATCAATTACCGGGTAATCCTGTAATTAATTTAGAAGGCAGTGGTGAGCCTACAATGGCCAAAGACCTTCCTTTATATATTGAAGAATGTACTAAGAGAGGCTTTCCGAGTTTTATGTATAGCAACGGAAGTTTCTTTAGCGGACACTTCATGCAAGACTGCGTAGATGCAGGATTAAGTTTTGCAAGATTTAGTTGTATCGGATACAACAAAGAAAAATACAAAGAGTGGATGGCTGTTGATAATTTTGATCTGTTAAAGACAAATATAATAAAAGCAAAGGAATATATCAATTCAGTAAAAAGTTCTTGTGTTCTGTCAAGTTATCATTTAATATTAGATAACACACAAGTTGAATACGAAGTAGATCAATATAGAAATAACTTTATAGGCCCTACTAGCACAATAGGATATATTTGGAAAATGCATAATTGGAGTGGAAATTACACACCGGCTTACGAAAGAGATCCTAATACTAGAAAAACTTGTGGCAGGCCGTTTGCTCCAGAAATTACAATACGTAGTGGCGGTATAGGAGGACTCAAAGGAGCAGTGACACCTTGTTGTCAAACTATGGGACCACCTAACGAAAGCAAAAGTGTATTAGGACATACTGAGACAGAATCACTTGAAGAAATTTGGTTTGGTGATAAGTACGAGCAGCTAAGGAGCGCACATAGATCAAAGGACTTTGACAGTATTGAATATTGCAAGAACTGTGACTTCTTATACGATGATCCGGAAGTCCTTGTTTGGTCTAATGATAAAACAGCAACGCCCTATCATATGTTAGGCACAAATTTTAGTTTAAACGATTATTCACAATAGGAAACATTTTGAAAACACTTTGGAGAGTTTGGGCAAAAGCCCTAGGCGAAAAAGCTGCTGAGGATGACACAGAAGCGGATATGGTTGCACTAGTTCGCACACTAATAGTAGGTGTAAACTTTATTACGTGCTTCTTTATAATGGCAAACACCATACGTCACTGGTAATTTTTTTGTTGACAAATTGCAATATCTCAGGTATAATATTACTATGAGTGCTGTTTCTGACACAATTATGATTTACTTGCCGCCTAAGAGGAAAACAACCCCTAGTGGTTGGACTTCTTTTAATGCACCCTGTTGTCATCATAATGGTACTTCAAAAGACACTAGACAACGCGGCGGCCTAATAAGCAATCCAGACGGCGGTATAAGTTATCATTGTTTTAACTGCGGCTTCAAAGCGTCCTGGCAACCGGGCAGGAACTTCTCACATAAACTGCGTAAACTCCTACAATGGATGGGAGCACCTGATGATGTAATCAACAAGGTAGCACTAGATGTTATGAGAGAGAATGAAGGTGTTGAGGCCAAAACACAAATAGCCCAAATGCCTACATTCAACACTGTTCCGTTGCCAGATGATGCAATTAAAATTGCTGATATTACAGATTTCAACAAATATAGTTTGCCTATATTAGAGTATATGGCATCACGTGGATTAAATGTAGATGATACAGACTATTACTGGAGCCCCAGCTTAGGATATCGTGATAGGTTGATTATACCCTTTTACTTTGAAGGTAAGGTAGTAGGTTGGACAGGCCGTAGTGTGGTACCGGACAAAAAGCCCAAGTACTTGACTGAAGTACAACCTGGCTTTGTATACGGTCTTGACGAACAACATTATTCTAAATTGTTTGCTATAGTATGTGAAGGACAACTAGATGCAATACACATAGAAGGCTGCGCATTGGGTGGATCAGAAATATCTGATCAACAGGCACTGTTGTTAAATAGATTACAGAAAGAAATTATTATTGTGCCTGATAGAGATAAAGCAGGACAAAAATTAATTGAACGTGCAATAGAATTAGGATGGTCAGTTAGTATGCCTAATTGGTCGCAAGATATAACTGACATTGGTGATGCTGTACAACGGTATGGCAGACTATATACACTACACAGTATTGCTGTTAGTGCAGAGTCGTCACCGTTAAAGATTAGATTGAGAGGTAAAAAATGGTTCGAGTAAAAAACTTTTTAAAAAAATTATGGAAAAAGATTATGGATATAATTAAATATCCCTATATCAAATGGAAAGAGAATCGCGAAATTAAAAAACGCATTGCTGAAATTAGAAAAAAGGATCCTTTCATTTACAAATGATTACTTGGGGAATAAGTGCAAACAGTCACGATGCTGCTCTTGCAGTGTTTAATAAAAACGATCTACAGTTTGCTAGTCATAGCGAGCGTTATAGTGGCATAAAAAATGATCCGGATTTAAATAAAAAAATTATAGACGATGCTTTAGAGTACGGGGAACCAGACGAAATTGTTTGGTATGAAAATCCGTACAAAAAATCTTTAAGGCAACTTTATGCAGGACAAGGATTAACTTGGAATGAAAACAATATTAAAAAATATCTACAAGGCTACGGACTATCTTCTCCAATTAAGTATAGTTCTCATCATGGGAGTCATGCTGCCGCCGGTTATTATACTAGTGGGCTTATGGACGCTTCGATCATATGTATTGATTCGATTGGAGAATTTGAGACGCTAACTATTTGGCAAGGTATAGGCCAAAATATAATTAAATTATTTTCGCAGAGATACCCCCACAGTTTAGGATTATGGTATAGTGCTATGACACAACGTATAGGACTAAAACCCAATGAAGATGAATACATTTTAATGGGCATGGCAGCATATGGCGACCCTATGAGATTGTTCACTGATATATTAGACGACTTCTTCGAAACCCAGGGTGTTAGCTCTCCCAAAATAAAGTTTAAACAAAATTTACACAGAGGTTGTAAATCGTGGAGACAAGATTTACAATCTGAACAAGACCTGTTTGACATTGCCGCAGGGACACAAGCAGTATATGAATACATCT